CGTTCTCAGGTGGTCGACCTGCCGCAGAAGACGACTTTGCCGAACTTTCTGTGGTCGAAGATGACTTGGACGATATACTTTAATAGCATAACAGAATACCCAAAAGGGTTAGATGCGATGGGGTGATTCCCGCGCCTAATCAGCAATCGCATCGGGGTACAGGCAAGTCGGATAGTTCCGGGACGTAACCGTAAGGGCAATTCCTTTAAAGAAGGAAGTCAGCTAAATCGGTTTTAAGCAACGCGCACACGTCGTAGTTGGGGAAAGCTAGCGAGGGAGTAACGCCCCTGCCTGTACTTTTTTAATCTTTAATACCCGAACGATCATTATTTAACAGAGAGGAGCTAAGGGAATGATTTTTAGAAGCCTTGAAATAAAAAGAAACTGGTGGGATAACAAGCTTGAAGGCCGCTTTCGCGTAGGGGCGGATGGTGGCCACGATATATCAATAAAAGTTAATGAGGACCTTTGCCAGAAGCTTATAGATTTATGCGCCGATGCAATTATAGAAGTTGCAATTATAGAAGTTGCAACGGAAGAGGCCGAAGGTATGGAATCTAAAGTTATCGAGGGGTTAAAATCCAAGGGGATAGAAGCCCGATCAAAAAACACCCATTAAGGTGGAATGTATAATGAAGACCAAAAAACTATACTGGGATATGGAGACATACTCCGAGACGCCGATAACGAGAGGGACGCACGCCTATGCGGAGGAGGCTAGGATACTATTGGTTGCCTACGCTTTTGATGACCAACCGGTTAAGGTGTGGGATTCTACAGAGAACCACGAGATACCTAGGGATTTGTACGATGCCTGGGTTTCGAAGTCAGTACTTAAGGTTGGCTTCAACTCCGGTATGTTTGACAGCACTGTATTGCGCCATGTAAGAGGCATAAACATCCCCCCGGAGCAGCAATATGATGTCATGGTGCAGGCGTTGGCACACGCCCTCCCCGGTAAACTTGACACGTTATGTGAAGTGATGGGCGTATCAGAGGATAAAGCTAAACTAAAAACAGGTAAGCAGTTAATAAACTTATTCTGCAAACCCCGACCAAAGAACATGAAACTACGCAGGGCTACCAGAGAAACGCATCCCGAAGAATGGGCGATGTTTATAGAGTACGCGCGCAATGACGTGGAGGCCACCAGAGAGTTACATAACAAGATACCTAAGTGGAATTACGTTGGAGAGGAGTTACGCCTGTGGCACCTCGACCAGCATATAAACAGTAGGGGGTTCAGGGTAGACGTCCCCCTTGCGGAAGCAGCACTAAGGGCAGTAGATATAGCGCAAGCAAGCCTGTCAAAAGAAGTAGATAGCATGACTGGCGGCGAGGTATCTTCCGCTAACCAACGCGATGCGCTGATGGAACATATACTATCTACACACGGTATTCGTATGAAGGATATGCGTGCGGATACCGTGGAGCGCATGGTGGCCGAGGGGGACTTACCACCTGAGGTACAGCAGTTATTGGAAATACGTTTACAGTCGAGCAAAACCAGCACCGCTAAGTATAAGAAACTTATCGAGGCAGCTTCTTCCGACGGTAGGTTGAGAGGAACATTACAATTCAACGGCGCCGGCAGGACACGCCGGTGGGCGGGCAGGACATTCCAACCGCAGAACCTACCGCGTCCTTCGCATAAGCAGAAAGAGATAGACCTATTCATTGAGGCGTTGTACGTTGATTGTCTTGACGTAATAACTGATGATGTCATGGGTGCTACAAGCTCGACCATACGCGGTTGCATCATAGCGGAAGAAGGTAATAAGCTGATCGCCACCGATCTGTCCAATATAGAAGGACGTTTTGCTGCTTGGGTCGCAGGAGAGACTTGGAAGATAAAAGCCTTCGAGGATTTCGACAAAGGAACCGGTAGTGATTTATATATTCTAGCGTATGCTAGGGCGTTCGATGTAAACCCCGCCTGTGTTAGTAAAGACGACAGGCAAATAGGTAAGGTTATGGAACTAGCCCTTGGATACGGTGGCGGGGCAGGAGCTTTCTTAACTTTCGCAGCGGCATACGGAATGGATTTGGACGAGCTGGTAGCAAAGGCTTGGTCTTCTATTCCAGTGTATGTGCGCGAACAATCCGAGAGTATGTGGGAATGGGCGGTGCAACAGAAGCGTACCCTCGGCCTACCTCAAAAACAATTTATAGTATGTGATTCTTTGAAACGTATGTGGAGAGAAGCACACCCAGCCGTATCATCTGCTTGGGGGGAACTGGAGAATATCGTCAGAGGCGCGATAGGAACACCGGGGAGGGAATATTCTTACCGCTCGCTCACCGCTGTTCAGCAGGGTAACTGGTTAAGGTTGAAACTACCATCTGGTCAGTGCTTATGCTACCCCTCCCCAAAGATAGAGGAGGGAGATATAACCTACATGGGTATGTGCCAATACACAAGGAAGTGGAAAAGGTTGAAAACCTACGGAGGTAAACTATTTGAGAACGTGTGCCAATCAGGAGCGAGGGACGTATTGACTTCCTCTATGCCCCGTATGGAGGAAGCTGGATACCCTATTGTATTGAGTGTGCACGACGAAGTGATAACGGAGGTACCGGACACCACGGAGTACAACGAGCAGGAACTATCGGGCATACTGGCCACAACACCCGCTTGGGCCGAGGGGCTACCCTTAGCGGCGGCGGGATTTGAAACCTATAGATACAGAAAGGATTAGGCATGATAACGATACGCAGGGAAAGTGACGTGGAGAAGTTGTTAAAGACTACAGTAGAATCCAACGGTGGCGAGGTGAGAAAAGTAAACTGGGTTGGACGCCGGGGGGCACCGGATAGGTTGGTACTGTTACCGGGGTGGGGGGTGTTTGTGGAGCTAAAGAACACAGGTAAAAAAGCCCCTGCGTATCAGCTAAGGGAAGCAGATAGGTTAAGGTATAGCGGATTTGATTGCCGTATAATAGACAACCAAGCTGGTGTGATAGGTTTGATAGCTGATTGGAAGGCAAAACGCCATGGCTAAAGAGTTCGTACCGAGAGACCCCCAAAGAATAATGATAGATCATCTGCTGGATAACCGTCGTTTCGCCTTGTGGGCGGCCATGGGTCTAGGTAAGACTGTGTCGACACTTACAGCTTTGGACCTACAGTTCACCTGCGGAACACAAACAAAACCAGCGTTGGTGTTAGCCCCTTTACGGGTGGCTAACACCACTTGGGTTAATGAATCACTCAAATGGGACCATCTAGGTAACATAGAAGTGCAACCCCTAACCGGGGGTGTCGCCGCTAGGACAAGGGCGCTGCAAAACAGTAATGCCTCTGTGTTCACCATGAACTACGAGAATTTGCCGTGGTTGGAAGAGGTCCTAGATGGAGCCATGCCCTTCGGGAGCATAATATCTGATGAGAGCACACGTCTAAAAGGTTTCCGTTTACGGCAGGGTACTAAACGCGCAAGGTCTTTAGGTAGGATGGCTTGGAAGGTAGAAGATTTCAAGGAATTAACAGGGACGCCTTCTCCTAACGGTCTCATAGATCTATGGGGGCAGATGTGGTTCCTTGACAAGGGCGAACGCCTAGGTAGAACCTTCAAGGACTTCGAGCACAGATGGTTCAGGAAAAGCTACAACGGCTTCGGTATGGAGGCTATGCCGCACTCGGAGGCAGAGATACACGATAAGCTACGCGATGTATGTTTATCTCTTAGCGCGGAAGATTACTTCGATTTAGAAGAACCTGTGGTTACTAGGATAGAGGTGGAACTACCGGGGAAAGCACGCTCCGTATACGCTGATATGGAGCGTCAGATGTTTATGGAGTTGCAGGACATCATGGGTGTTAACCATGAGATAGAAGCTTTCGGAGCCGCTGCCCGTACGCAGAAATGTTTACAACTTGCTAACGGGGCGGCGTATGTAGAGAATGATAACAAGAAATGGGTGGAGGTACATGATGTTAAATTACAAGCTTTAGAGAGTATAGTAACCGAGGCGGCAGGCATGCCAGTGTTGGTGGCGTATAACTTTAAATCTGATTTGGCTAGGTTGAAGAAGGCTTTCCCTAAAGGGAGAGAACTTGACAGCAACCCCAAGACGGAGAGGGAATGGAACGAAGGCAAGATACCTATACTGTTTGCTCACCCTGCATCCGCAGGACACGGCCTGAACTTACAGGACGGAGGTAACATACTGGTGTTTTTCGGCCACAGTTGGAACTTAGAGTACCACCAGCAGATAATAGAACGTATAGGCCCCACAAGGCAAATGCAAGCAGGGCATAACCGATTAGTTTACATCTACCATATTCTCGCTAAAGACACTGTCGAAGAAGACGTACTGGATAGATTGACAACTAAAAGGTCGGTGCAAGATTCTTTAATACTAGCAATGAAAAAGAGGAACAAGTTATGACAGAAGTAAGAGACATATTAAACCAAAGAGAAAAAGAATACGGAAGCTTCCGTAGAATATCACGCATCGCGCAAGACCTAAAAATAGCAGTGATAGAACCGGCGCTTAACAATAGCAGCGGTATCGCCGACTATCAACGTGAGGCTATCGAAATGATATGTTCCAAGATGGCCCGCGTGGCCGAAGGGGACAACAACAAGATAGATACTTGGCAGGACATCGCCGGGTACGCTACATTGGTGGTTGATATTTTACAGAAAGAGGAAGAAGAAAGAAGACTAGGAGGTACGGTACGGCAGCACTGGTTAGACGCGGAAACACTGCGGTAACGGGTTATCCCGCCAAATAATGGTCGCCCCACACCGAATATTATAGCTTAACATAACATGGGGATAGTGTGAGGCGGTTCCGCATTATATGGTATTTTTATATAATACACAAGGGTATTTATACTATATGTTGTGTGTTTCGCCGCAACCAGCCCAACTCCAGCTGTCGGGGGGAGCGGTGATGAAAATAGCAAATGGCAGGATTCGAACCTGCGGCTGCCCAGCGTTTTGAACTCCCAACTGACGGAAGATTCACTAGGAAGCTATAGTCAGCTCATATAGGCTCACCATATAAATCACCAATAAACCACTCTGGCACACTTGCTATTTACAATACCATACCACCTAATGACATAATAATCAACACAATGGCTGCAATCAACATCTGTTTTCTGGTTAAGTTTTTACCCACGCGGGCAAAGAATTTAAACGGCTGTATCATTTCTTATCCTTTTGTTTAGAGCCTAAAGAAGAACCAAAGAAGAAATTACAAACCTGCTCGTATTTGGCAAAAGCTTCACGCAATATCAGTGTAGCTATAGAAGCTTGTAAAGCATCCATTTTATCAAATGTTCCTTGGCTAAACATATAACCAGCACCCACAATAACAATAAGCACCATAGCGCAGGTAAACACGGTTAATTTATTAACCGCCTTGCTATCATCATCTTTTGCGTACTCACGGGCGTTTTTTCTATCCTCTGCATTTAACTTTTGTGATTCAATTTCATAATCCATAACTGATTGTTGGAAAGCTAATGCTAATTCGGGACTGGAATTGATAGCCTGAACCGCATCATCGCCTTTCTTGCCTGTTATAGCTTCTGCGATATTAACAATCTTATCTGCTGCCGCTCCCGCCTTATCCCCTGCAAGTAATTTTATAGCAGAAGGTGCAAATTTTATTAACGATAATGCAAGAGGTAACATAACTTATCCCCTTATAAGTTTATCTAATAGCGCAACCTTAACTAATTCAGGTGTTGTGGCAGGTGATAATTTAGAGTTATCGCTTAAAGACCACGAGGTGTCGAAATAGCAACCATCATTCGACCATGCAACCACAACATAATTCGTGGCGTTGCTATTATTCAACATTTTCTTGAAGTTCGAAATGGCCGATTTTCTGAACTCTTTAGCCTCTCTTTGTAACTTAGTGTTCTTGTGTACCGATAATTTAACTACCTTCATATTAATAACTCCATATTGATTGAGGGAAGCCGTGTAGTTTATCAGCAATGTCTAAATGAATAAATCTACCACCGCCCTTTTGATTAACTCCTATGCGCCTTATGCCTATATTGTAAGCTATATTAATAAGCTGCATTGCATTTACACCTTCAATTGATATGTCAGCAGCACAGCCTAAAGGATGACTTCCTGTTGTAGATTTTTTAGCCTCAATTGGATGTGTCTTATCTCTATAACCTGAATTGATAACCATTGGTTTGTTATATGCTATTCTTATTTCTTGTAAAACTTGCATAAATTCAGGGCGCATTTCATTTTTACCTGTATGTTTGCAATCAAATTCTGATTTACTGAAATTTTTGTATAAATCCCAATTCATATTTACCACCATTTGAATATTTCGTTTCCGACAAATCCGCAAAAAGTTAAAAAGATTGTGCCTAAAAATATAGCCATAACTACCATAGCTTTTATGGATACAACAACATCCGACATTGTCTTAAGTGTTTCATTTTGACTTTTTAAAATATCGGTATGCTGCGCTATTAACCCATCATGACGTTGCAGCATATTTGCATGTCCGTGTCTGGAATCACGCAAGCCCTTTATTTCAATGTCATTGCTATCTATTCGCTTATGTGCGCTTGCTGCTATCTGTTCCACAATCGCAACCCGCTCTGGTATGTCATTACTCATCGTTAAACCAGCCTAATAATTTTACTTGTTCTAAATCTAAATTTTTATTTGTGCAATAATTGCCGCATAGCCAGATATAATCATCCCCGCCTAAAGGGTGTTGTATGGTTTGCGAATATGCAGTTGTCCTTTGGCTATCAGGGGCGGGTTGCCCGTTTACATAGCCTATTTTACCCTCGGGATTTGGGATATTCTCGGCAGCCATTGCCGAATTATGCCACGCCTGAAATTGGGCTAAAGTACCACGGTTATACATTATATACCCCACTTATTTGATAGGTAGGCGTTCATAACAGTCCTTTCCGAGGGAGTTAATGAACGGTCAAATAGGATAATCTCTGATATTGCGCCTTGCCAATGTCCTGTAAAATCGTCGAGTCCCACCCTATTGATGCCAAATGTTGAAACTTGGGCGGCATCTGAAAACAACCTATTTAAGCTTGCCCCGTCAAAAGCCGAGTCCACTTTATTAGCACTATCCCTTGTGACCTCGCAGATATTAGGGACATT